CGGTTAGCCATTTGAGTTCCGTATATGCTTGCCTGAGTGCTGTAGACATTAGTAGCAAAGCCAGCACCAGCCGCAGCCGCCCCAGCATTCTGACCAATTCCTTGCTGTAGTTGTTGGGCCATGAACGGAGCCGCTCCCTGTTGTGATCCAGCGATTTGCCCGAACTGTGCTGTCTGAGGCATACCCATATAAGACCTAGCCATATTCATACGCTGACCAAGTAGCTGTCTGCCCATATTGTACTGAGCCAATGTCTCCTGAATTGCCGGTGCTGTTCCAATCTGTGATGCCCCGCGAGCCGTTGATGACCTACGGAATGCTTGCTCTGCGAAACGAATCTCCTCGTCCGATAACTGCATACCCTTATCTAACTCAGCCAATGTGATTTCGGCTAATCGTTTTCTAACTTTCGTACCAGTTGGATCGGACTGTTCAATTCGCTTGAGAGATTGGTCTAGGAAGTCAGCACCGTACTTCTTCTGAATGTCCAAGGCTACCTGAGCCATAGTATCCGCACTTCTCCTCTGCCCCTCTAGGAGTGTTACTTGCTGGTCTAAATCCCCTATGCCCGTGAAATCGAAATCGACAGACTTATCGCCTATCATTGTCGTGCCAGCAGTGCCAGCCCTAGCAGCGGCTTCAATCTGCTTCCTAGCCGGTAATGTTTCTACATCAGCAAGGATTCCCGCTCTGGTTGAGGCAGCATAGTCTGGAACAACGGGTGGCGGAGGCGTTCCCTTGCATACGGCATCGGCAGCAGCCCAAAATTTCTTTCGGTAGGACTCAGTTATCTGTTTGGCTAATTCAAGACAGTGTTGGTACATTATTACTCTCCCATTCTTTCATCGCGCTATCATACATTTCCATCAGATCGTTCCTGCCAAGCTTCACCATGCTTTCGACGCTAACGAACTCACCGTACAGGTCTGCATTATAGTCAGTTATATATGTTTCTGCAATATCAGGGGCATAATCTGTGATAAAGACAAATGCCTTCCCAAGCCCAACCCCATCAATGTCATACGCTCCACCTATGTAAACACCAGACAGAACGGGCTTTTCCATTAGGATGTTAGCAGTAGGAACCTTGTCCTGATACTTTCTCCCTCTTACTACCTGTCCTGTTAAGCGCATAATAGTTTCTCAAATACCTCGTGTTTCAGTTGTTTTTTACGTCCGTGCCTGAGGGCAAACAGTTTGAGATTTCGCCAGTCGGGAACCCTCTTTTCAAGTTCATCGACACAAGACGCCATCGCTCTCTTTGAAACGCATATAAGGTCTGACACGTAGAAAGAGTCGCCTCCTCTGTCGAAGGGTTCCCAATGCCTATCCAATCTACCTTCATTGCACTGGAATCCCACTGCCACCCCGACCAGTACGCCAGCATCTTCGACGAGACAGAGACTTCCATTCTGTTGGTGGAACCTAAAGTAAATTTCCAAGATATTTTTCGGCCATCCACTAAAGCATAGCCCTCTGGTGTCATTCCTCCGACAGAAATCAATGACATCACAAATTCTAAATCGTCGTGGTCTACCATTCTTCATTTCTCTAAAACCATTGTGTTTATGAATGCGCTGGTCTTAATCGACCTGATATGCAACTTACCTGATTCGGAACGTATCTTAAACTTTATCTCCGAGAACTCACCCACGTTGGTCAGGTTAAACGATCTCAGGAATGGGCCGATGGTGGGGAGCGTGAAGGGAAGGTCAGCAGGAAGCACCACTCCAGATGTATCATTAACTATGTTGCTCGCCAAAATATGATCTTGAAGCAAATTCCCGTCATCGGTTGTGACACTTATATTGACACAATTACATCCCACGGTGCTATCCCTTAACTCAATACCCACATGATTGCCCAACTTCGGAGAGAGATGGTCGCCGTACACATGGCCACGGGTTACAAGCATGGACTCATAATCAGTTCCATTATCCTGAAATGAGCCTTGAGAAACATCTGCATCCTGAACGTAATCCAGCCAAGTCATAACATTGCCGGAGTTATCACCAAATACTGTCTTGGGGAAATCATTAAAGCTAGACACGCCGAATACATTGGGAGTCCACCCAACCCAGTATCCTGACCAAGATCGTGACACCGTGTTATATATAATAGTGTAATTGTTGTTGGTGGAGCTATCCAGTGGAACAGAAAGCATATACTTATTATCCCAAAAAGTAGCACAACTCTTACCAGCGAAATTCCAATTTATCCTGCCTATGATGTCACTGATGGGAATTGAGATAGGCTCCGACACTGAGGACTGCGCTCCAGCCAAGATTGTCCTGACTGTTCGGATTCCATCACGGGCAAGGAAGAAGACATCAGGCCCAGCTTGAGCGATAGTCCTATGGGCAACGCAACCAACGGTATTGTCGATCCTATGAACTTGCCAATTCGCTGCCGTAGATTGAGCCGGATCGGTGGATACCACATGAATTGATCGGGTCTTAAACACCAGAAGGTTAAAGTTATACCAGCTTACTATCCCCGTTATCGGATCGCCCTCTCCACCACCAACACGGAACTGAAAGGAGGAGGCCCAAGTGCCGCCATCAAGGAGGTCGCTCGCAGCTACTTCGTCATTGAAGTTTTCCGTGTTGGCGGCAAAGAGGCGATTTGTGTGGGTAGCGATAAACTTGCATTTAGGTGGATCGGAACTAGAAGTCCCCTCATCGGTTACGGTAGACCCATCATAGGAATGCACGTTAACCGAATTATCAGTCATATAAACTTTGTCAATAAGCTGGGCAAATTCCACATCATTTACGGAGGAGGGCGTGTAGCCGGAAACCGCCGAGAATGTTGAGCCAGTTGACTTGTACAGAACCCCATCTGACACGACAAGCAGCTGTTCTACGGATGGAGTGTCAATGAATGTAAGGCCGCGAATGGGATCGGTAAGGGTCGCGCCTACAATGGATGTCCCCCTCCGAGTAATAATAGCACCGAACTTGTCAATATCCATATTCTTGGATTCGGAGTATTGGGTAGCTGAAAGGAGATTCGCCCGCACATGACTTACCTGACCACCGACGAAACTGCCAGTAAGATCGTAAGATAACTGATCGTCTAGTCCATCGTTGTAATGTATGGGCATTAGATAAAGCTGTTTGAATCCCAGTGACCTGCAATCTGAGGAATGATCCTAGTCTGGGATGCCGATTGGTGATTCTCTAAGTCCTTCGCAATGTTTAGGTGGTTCATCGCCTCGGTAAATTTAATCTGAGCCTTTTGGTATTGCCTTGTGTGTTCGAGCATATCCCCCTCAACCATTGAAACTAAAACATTGTCAATGCCGTTAATCTTGGGGGAGTCAGAGTCACCTAGCGCAACAATCTTTAGCTTGCCTAGAATTAGAAGGGATTTCTCAGTATCGGGCTTTCGGAGTAACTTAACCCTAGCATCACCACTAGAGTCTTTTGGCAAAACAATAAAGTTTACTACAGCACCAGCATCATTGAACAGTGTCGGGTCAATCTGGAATACAGCCGAGTAGTCAATGGGGGTAATCTCCTTGTCGTCCCACCTAGCAGAAACGGGGAAATCAACAGTTGACTCAAGCGTGACCTCCTGTGTATCCGCAGCAACGGTATATGAGGTAGTACCAAGAGACTCGCGCCATAATGCGGAGTTCCAAATCATTTCGTAGCGTCTGTCTATAAAGGACTTCAACATGGTCAAGCTGCCTTGGTCGGTCTTTTGAGCCTTGTCAGCCACGAATTGCGCTATGCTTGTTTTAGTCATAATTTGAGTGTATGGGTTTCATTCACCAGCTTAATAGTACGGCCCCATCATCGCCGTGTTGATTTGCACCATTGTTCCTTTGACTGTCACCTCCGTCTCCGTAACCAGACCCGTTGCTGCCCCCAGACCGAGTTCCCGAAAAGCTATAACCACCGCAACTCACGCCGCCGCGCTCATCGCCATCCACCCCGCTGGGAGTACCGCCCGAACCGCCACCGCCGCAAGCCCCAGTTCCAGCACCACCACCACCGCCGCCCGTGGCCCTTGCAATATCTGTGGAACCCCGCCGAACCGCAGAGTCCTCACCCGATTGGCCAGTGGTGACGCCATTCATCGGAGACGGCTCAGTTTGATACCAGCTATTGAAGTATTGGGACGCCCTCAGCCCGCCAGCCCCTACCGTAATAGACAAGTCTTCCCCAGCAGTAACCGAATAGCTAGTGGAATTTATGTATCCCCCGCTTCCGCCAGCCGCGCCCGTCCACCAATCGCCTGAACTGGACGCACCACCACCGCCGCCGCCACCGCCAACAGTGGTAGCAGTGAGTGAGGATACGCCCGCTGGCACAGTAAAGGTAAAAGACCCCGATGTTGTGAAATCCTGACTGCCAGCTTCATACAACGCACTTTTCCAAGTACCAGAATCATTTATGTAAACATCAAAGCATGATTCCCAAGTGCCGGAATCCTTGACGTAAGCCGCACTAACTTGCTTCCACTCACCAGAATTTTTAACGTGTAAACTCATTATGATGCTACTTTATACCATACATCCCCATCACTCCCCCCAGACGGAGCCGAGGTAGAGACAGTCTTTTTAGATAAAATCTTGGCATCAGTCACATTATCATTGGCAATCTTAGCTGTTGTAATGTTTGCGTCTAAGACACTTGCAGTAACAACCTTACCCGCGCCAATAGCAGTGACCCCAGTATCGTTAATGGTGACATCTCCGCTCATCGCAGTGTAAACCGGAACGCCAGAGCTATCTCCTACAACAACCTGACCAGAGGAACCGCTCGCCAACTTGCTAAGGGCAATCGCAGCAGTGGACGATACCTTGGCATTAGTAACAGCACTGGCAGCGAGCTTGGCCTCAGTAACCATCAAGTCATTGATAGTCGCATTGCCAGTTAAGTTGTTCAGCTTAGTGTGGTCAACCTCTTCGCCGCTGATGAACGTATGTCCTCTTGTCAGATCGGGCATTTACTTACCTTTCTTTTTGGCAATAGCAGACCACGCAACACCCGCAAGTGTAATAATAGCTCCCACAACCAGTTCGAGTTCTCCCTCACCAATCATGCCTTTAGCGACTAACGCGCCACCAGCAGCAGTGAGGATATGTCGCACGATACCATTCAGCACCGTGTCCTTAGTTCCGTTCTTAGTATTCATTTGTTTTCTTGGGTTTTCTTTTGCTCACCATTGAGTTGCCGGAAGCCTTGGCCGCTCTCTTAGCCGCCTTAACCCCAGCCTTTGTATATGGATAACTCTTCTTACCTACTTTTGGCATTACTTACCACCTTTCTTTCTTCCCTTAATTAACTGAGCGCACTTCGCTATAATATAGAACAGAGAGGCTAGGGAAATCAAGACTTGCAGGAGAATGTCTACCTGTAGCAACCAATTCCCTATACCGCTTATAGTAGCTAAAGCCACCTTTATGTCGTCCGTATCTATCATTTATCCACCCGCGTTTCGCATCCTTGTCAAATTCTTGCTCATCATTTACGGCCCTCCCGGCCCTCCGAGACTTTCCGCGCACTCGTCGCAATCCGTGAAGGTGCCGAGAGAGGAAATATCGTAAGCTGCTGAGCCGCCTTGACCAGTGGCACTGATAGTTCCGCAATAATCAGTTGATCCATCTCCGTATGTTATTACGTCATCAACGCTCGGTGCTAGTTCGCCGGTATCCTCGCAAAGCACAGCCGAACCGCCCAAGCACGGCGTAACGGAGAATAAGTCGCCGCCACCGCCACCAGCCGCGCCGCTCTTCAACATAAATGGATGTACGCCGCCGAATGCCATTATTACGCCTCTGCTTTAGATTCTTGGAATGTGAATTGCTTTGAGATTGGGCGGCCATGCGCTTTTTCCAACTCGGCGGACAGCGAAGTTTCCCAATCGTTGTCAGACGCAGCTTTTTCGGCAATCGCCAAACACCACGCCTCGTCGATGTCCTCAAATTCGATAAAGGATGCCTCATCTGGGTCTGGCAATGACACGAGAGTATCGCGATAAACGGATAACCCGCTGTCGTCATCGGTGAGCGTCAAGCCTACTATTAATTCAGTGATTACGTCAGTCAACCCGTTGCGCTCTGGCTGCACCCTCGCTTCAATTCGTGTGAACTTTTTCATTGTGTTTTGTGGTTGGGTTTACTAACTCATGTTTTTCAATAGCACTGCCTGAACAATAGCATCTGTTGGGCAGTAGTAAGCCAACGTATCCACACCACCGCTGGTTTGGGTAAGTGACGGGTCTGTCCCTCCCTCAAAGTGCCACGCGCTTGTGTAGGTTAAGTCTCGCATGGCGGCGTCACTTGTAATAACGATGCAACCGCTCTGGCCCGCAGTGATATTGCTGGGAGTCCC